GACGAAGAAGGCACAGGCGGACATTATCACCAATCAGCAGAAGGCTCAGGCGGACTTGCAGGCAAAGCAAGCGGCTGGCGCTATTGATATTCAAATCAAACAGATTGAACTGCAGCTAAAACAGATGGAACTGCAGATTAAGCAGCAAGAGGTTCAAGCTTCTGCGGCAAGTTCGCAGATTAAGCTAGCCTCACAAGTTCAAGACCATCAAGCAAAGGCCCAACAGTATGAGCAACAACAAGCCGCCATCCCTGAGCAAGTATGAGTAGATACTTGATGCGCTGGCGTCCGGACGGGACTTGTTATGAGCCTGATCCGGACGCCAAGCCCTTGCGCACGAAAGGGCCTTATGTGATGGGCGACCTTGACCAGGCCTACGGGGGCGACGGGTTTAGGTCGCCCGTCGACGGCTCACAGATTACTAGCCGTTCCCAGTTGCGGGAGCACAACAAACAGCATAATGTGGAACAATGCGGTGATGTGTCGCTAGGGGAGTACACGCGACATGTTGAAGCATGCCAAAACGATAGCCCAACGACCGGAGTTGATTTCCAATGGATGAAACCAGAGTAGACGAGAGCGAGGAAGGCTCGCCTAGCTCGCTAAGCGATATTCTGGCTGCGGCTATGGATGAACACGACTCCGCCGAGTCGCAACCCAAGTCTGACGGCGCCCCTGACAGTGGGCAAGCCGTCCAGACAGAAGCGCCCGACAAGGAAAAGCCGTCAACTAAAGAAACCACCGAAACTACAGAAACGACGCAGAAGACGGAACCCCAAGAGGATAATCCCTTCGCGCCCAAGCATTGGACGAAAGCTGAAAAAGAGGCGTTTGATAAGTCACCCCCTGAAGTTCAACAAGCGATTAGCTCGCTTGTCAAGAATTTGCAGAAGGGATTTACTCAAAAGGCCATGGCCGCAGCGGAGTCTAGAAAGTTTGTTGAGGAAATACAGTCAAGCTTTCAGCCTCACCATCGTGCGGAAATGCAACGATACGGTTTGAATGAAGCAAACACTGTTAAAGAGCTGTTAAAGCTTCAAGACCAGTTTACACGCGATCCTATCGCATACGTGAAAATGGTTATGAAGTCGCGCGGCATAACTCCGCAACATCTTGGTTTTGCTCAGCAAGGGAGTGATCCTTATGCGCCTGACGCTCCTCAGACGCAAAGCTCGCCTGAGCTTGAGCAAATGCGAAGTGAACTAGCAGCACTCAAGGGAGTTCTACAAACCGCAGCATCTACGAATGTGCAGCGAAATCAGCAAGCGGCTGAAAATCTTGTGGTGAATTTTGCCCACGAGGTTGATAGCACTGGCTCGCCAGTTCGCCCACACTTTGATTTACTGCAGCCGCAGATTGCCGCTATATTGACCGGTGATCCTGAGATTGCGTCCATTGAACACCCGGCTGAGCGGCTTCGCGCCGCCTATGACGCTGCAGTGTGGATGCACCCGACAACCCGCGCCGAACAGCTTGCCGCTCAAGAGAGCGTCAAAAAAGAGGCATGGGAAGCCGAACGCGCCAAAAGCGCGCTCTCAGTGAAGCCTAGGGCAGGCGGGGCGGCGCGTAAAACAAATTCGGGGATGATGAGTTTGGATGAGGCCCTTGGGGTTGCAATGACAACTCATGGGGAATAACGATGGCCGGGCCGTCAAGTGTTTGGACTGAAATTACTAGCACTACGCTAGCAAACTACCGTAAGACTTTAGCAGATAACGTGCTTAAGCACAATCCGCTGCTCGCCCGTCTTCAACAGAAGGGGAATGTTGATGAGGCAGATGGCGGATACACCATTCTTGAAAATCTGATGTACGCTGAGAACTCTACTTTTCAGTGGTATGCCGGTTATCAGGCGCTGAATATCGCTGCGAGTGACGTCATCACCTCAGCGGCTTACGACTGGAAGCAGGCCAACTGCAACGTCTCTATCTCGGGGCGTGAGCAGATGCAGAACGCAGGTCGCGCCGCCAAGTTCAACTTGGTCAAGTCACGTATTACCGTGGCTGAGAAGACCATGAAGAACAACATCTCCAAGTCGCTGTACTACAGCAACACGGAGAATGGAGGCCTGTCGATTGGCGGCTTGCAGTTCCTGGTGCCAGACCTTCCAACTTCCGGAACTGTTGGCGGCATTGACGCCAGCGCGCAGACTTGGTGGCAGTCGCAGTTTTACGACTTCAGCACCAATGCGGTTACTGCGTCGAGCACTACCATCCAGCATGCCATGAATCTCATGTACCTGCAGACATTGCGCGGGCGCGACGAAGTCGATCTTATCGTAAGCGGTAAGACCTACTTCACGTACTACTGGGAGTCCCTGCAGGCTCAGCAACGTTTCACGTCGAGCGATACAGCTAAGGCGGGTTTCCCTGGTGGCATCAAGTACATGAATGCTGATTGTTTCTATGATCCTGGTGAGACAACTGGCACACGCATGTACATGCTGAATACGGATTATTTCTTCTTCCGGCCGCATAAAGATCGTAACTTTATTACTGATCCGGAAAAGACCTCCGTCAACCAAGATGCTATCGTAATCCCCCTGTATTGGGGTGGCAACCTGACTTGCGCTAACCGCTCACTGCAGGCGGTTATCTGCGCGTAAGCGAATGCTATAAGTCGCAAGGGGAAACCCTTGCGCATGCGTTGTTTCATGTGAAACTCGGAGATTTCGGATATGGGTGCAATTACCGGCCTTCTCGGCACAAGTTTAATCACTGACGACACTATTCAGCAGTATCACCTTGGACAGGTGCTAATGGGCGACGATGGTTGCGAATATAACTATGTGAAGGCGGGCGGGACGCTCTCTGGACCGGGATACAGTGTTTACATTGATCCTAACATTATGGTCGTCTATCACGTCACCACCACTAACGCGCTTCGCGGCATGTGGCTCGCCCTCACCATGGGTGCGGTTGTGGGGCAACATTTTTGCTGGGTACAGCGCGCTGGGCCTGCACAACTTCAGGTTAGCCCCTCTTGCGCCGCCAACGTGCGCATCAACACCACCGCGACGGCCGGTCAACTTGATGACGATGGGACGGCAGGCGCTTACTCGATTGAGGGCCTGGTGCTCACGGCCGCGCGCGCAGCGTCTGCCGGTCTGGCCAGCTGTTCCTTGAATTGGCCGCTGATTGGGGCAATCCTCTAAACCTACCCAGTGGGCGCGCTTTCTCGCTCACTTAGTGTGATCCCCGCCGCCCGGAGTTGGGCCTGAGCGGCGGGGATTTCGCCCAACTGCTAAAAAGGACTAACCGCATGGAATTTCAGACGCCTCTAGAAGTAGGTCAGACAATCACGCTGAGCAAGCTGTACGATGATCAAGAGGGCTTCATTAATGACGGGCGGGGCAATATGTCTTGTCATGTCAAGGGACAGTTGGTTCACGTTTGTGACGTAGACCGTCCAGCAAGCTCCAAGTTCGGGAGGGAATGCTTAACTTGGCGTCTTGCCATGGCCACTAAGATAATGAATAGCACCATCAATGATGTTGCATTGCTAGTGGTAAAGCCAACAAATATTCATTCGCTTCGCGCTCGTTTTCCCGGAGCTTTCAAGGAATATGAGGCGCGTTATGGATCGACAAACGTTCCTGAGCGTAAGGATAACACCAATATCGATATCCCTGCCGAACTTATTGGCAAATACGATGGTCCGGAAAGCTACGAAGCTTACATAGATGCAGTCCGCTCAAAAACCAGCATTGCGCCTATGGGGATTGAGGAGCGTCGCGCCGAGTTGCAGCGCCAAATGGAAGCTCTCGACAGTGATCACCCGGACGCGGCTTTTCAGCGCGACGTAAGCGAGTTTGCCGCCCCGGAAAGCGGCATATCCCTTAGCACTTGGGCGCTGATCCCAAGTACGGGCGACCGCAAGAAGCTAATGCTGCGAGGAATTTTGACTGTCGAGCAGTTGGCGGGCGCAAACGATAGCGTTCTGGAAACTCTTGGCGCTGGACAGTGGAATAAATATCGTGAAAAGGCGCGTCAAGCGATAGGAAAATAAATGTCCCTTTTGACCATCGTTCAAGATGCCATTACAGAAATGGGCGGTATGGCCGCGCCAAGTAACGTTATCGGCAACACTGACACCACAACGGCAAAAGCCTTGACGATGGTCAATCGCTTGGGGCGTGACATTCAGCGGCAATACAAATGGCCTTCGTTAAAGTCCACATATACTTTTACCACCCAAGCGGGAATTGATCGCTATCCTTTGCCAAGTACTTGGCAGCGTATGAGTAATAACAGCACTTGGGACCGTACTACCCATTGGCCGCTAAATGGTCCTGCGACTGACGCTTTTTGGCAAGTGCTCAAGTCTGGACTTGTGGTCGCGGGCATGCGCTTTTGGTTTAGGCGCGAGGGCAACTATATGGTGATGGCTCCTGTTCCTACTGAGGTGCACACCATAGCCTACGACTATTACAGCAGTAGCTGGTGTATGGATATTGGCGGTTTTCCAAAGATTAAAATGACCTCCGATACTGATATGCCTATATTTCTCCCAGTAGACCGCGCTGAAAGCCTGCTAACTATGGGCCTTATCTACAGCCTAAAGGCAAGTGAAACCTTACCTTTTGCTGAGGATAAGGCCAACTATTTACAGGCATTGGACGCTGAGATATTCGATGCAAGTGGGCAAGCAATCATAGATACTACAGGCGCGCCGAGATACATCCTAGGCCGTGGTAATCTTCCAGAAGTGGGTTATGGATCGCCATAATGGGAAACAACGTAACTTGGCTTTGGCTTGCTGCACTATTGGTTGTTGTTCTTTTGCTTCTAGCAGGGGGATTTTGAATGGTCAGCATGTTCATTCCCCCTGAGGCTGCAACAGGCAAGGCGGTTGCCGTGCCAGTTCCCGCCCCCACGCTTGGCCTCAACACCCGTGAGCACTTCACAGACCTGCAGGCCAATGAAGCCCGTGAGCTGGTCAACTGGTTGCCGGGGGCAGGTTCATGCAAGCTCCGCGCCGGATATGAGCCATGGTGCAACATTGCGCCGGTTGACGGCCTGATGGTGGATGAGCGCGGTTATTATTGGGCTGATGAGTTGGGCGCGCTGATGGGCGTCACGGCAGGGGGAAGCGGAACCGGGCTTGGCGGCTCACCCATTCTCACGCTGGCGCGGTACCTGAGCGGCGCGACTCGCAAAATGATAGCGGCGTCGGGTGGTTCTCTTTACGAAGTCCTAGGGGGAACCGCCATCAGTCTGGCCACGGGATACAGCCGTAACTTGTGGAGCTGCCACTACTTCAACCAGTACCTTTTTGGCGTCAATGGGGTGGATACGCCTTGGCGCTATGACGGTTCTGTCATCAGCGCAACCGGCTGGACAGGCCCATCATCTTTGAGCCAGTTGCGTTCGGTGCGCGTTATCGGTGATCGCCTATGGCTCACCAAGCTAAACAGTGGTGATGTTTACTATGGCGGGAGCATGCTCATTACGGGCGCGCTCACCCTCTTTGCCGCCAGCCAGATAGCGGACGGCGGGCATTGCCTTGGCGTTTTCCCTTGGCGCGGTAATGTGGCCATGGCCTTCAGCACTGGTCAGGTTCTTCTTTACCAGGGGGATCCCGCCACCACATTCAGCCTGGTGGCCTCCTATTACGCGCCGCCCCTGGTGGACTACGATGCAGCCGTGGAAATGGGCGGTGAGTTGGTCCTTATGACCATCGGCGGCCCCATCAGCATGGACGTGGTTGCGGCCGGATTAGCCTTCAATCTGGAAGCCTTAGGCAATTGGGGAAAGATTGCGCCATCCTGGAAAGATGACGTTATCAACTATCATAGTAACGAGGGTTGGTTTGGTAAATTTATTAACGGCGTTGTTTACTTCAATATCCCCAATGGAACTAATCCCCCAAAACAATACGTGTTTAACACCCGGAACCAAGCTTGGTGCACCTATGAAGGTTTGCCAATCGCTTCCATGGAAAATATCGATGAGCTTATATACCTTGGCAGCAATAATAGTGCTGTGGTCTACCTTCATACAGGCGGCTTAGATAATGGCGCTGAGATAACCGCACGCGGTAGACCAGGATTTAGTTACTTTTCCAATCCCGGCAACAATAAGATGATTTCGCGTGTGAAGCCGTCTATTGTCGCTAACGGATCAGTGCTTGGTCAGTTTGCGATAGATGCTGACTTTGAAACACAGCAATTCTCGGGGCCTATTTACGATATCGGGGCGCGCACGACTGGCACCAATTGGGGCGCGCCATGGGGGTCGCCTTGGGCGACAAAAAGCACCAATGATATCAAATGGATTGGCGTTGCGGCGAAGGGTAGGGCGTTGTCGCCCATCTGTCAGATTTTTAGTCGGGCGCAATCCGTGGAATGGTTTGCGACTGACGTGCTTGGCCGCATGATGGGCCCAACATGATTTTGGATGGCGAACGCGAACGTGTGTGCGCCTGGGTTAACGAACACATTCGCGATGGGCGCGATATCACTGAGCGATATGAGGCCCTTGGAGCTCTCTCGCCAGTGGGCGAGCTGATTGGCGGCTTTGTGTTTTACGACTGGATTAAAATGGATGGCGGCGGCAATGTGTATTTAGCCGCTGCAGGCTCAGGAC